TGCCCGGTTTCGGCTTTGAAGTTCCAGTTACGGATTTGGATTGCTTTAAGATCGCTCCACTGAGAGCCAGCGTCGACAATGTTTTCCTTTAGCTTGGCGTCAGAGATTGCGGTGTAGCTACCGTTGGTATTGACAACGTTGCCATTTGTGTAAACGGCATAGCTGATTGTGTATCCTGTAATGCTTGCGGCAGAGTGCCCACCAAGCTGAAGCCAATTTGTAGTCCCAGCCCCAGCATTACTAGCAAATGAGAAGACACTGGTAGTACCTCTAGTGTAGGCGGTGCCATCACTCGCAATCCTCATCCGCTCCGTCGGGCTGCTTGCTCCGTCGGCCGTGGTGGCGAACGTTAATCTGCCTGGCATGTCGTTAGTGCCGGGGGTGCCGTCTACTGCTGCGGTGATAGAAGCTGCCTGTATATCTGCTGTCCCATCAGCACCACTCCAACCCAACTGGCCTAGTGTGTCTCCAGAGTTGACGATTGTAAACGAGCCCGCTGTAGTACCTCTGGATTTTGAAAAATTGAATCCAGGGCCAAATACACCATTATTGTTGCGAGCAAGAGAGAAGAGTACATCAGAGCTTCCTTCGGCCTGAAGCAGATAAGAGCCGCGCGCAGTAGACGTGCCAATTAAGAGGCGTCCCGAGCTGTCGATACGGGCACGTTCGGAACCATTCGTCGAGATGGCTACTTGGTCTGCACCTGGGGAATAAATACCCGTATTACTATCACCTTCTGGAGAAAGACCAGGCAGTGCTGCAGTACCAGCTAGGAACGTAGAAGTACGATTACCTTGTGGTGAAACATCTACCCATTGGCTAGTGTTACCGTCATTATACCAGATATAAAAACGACCACCAATGCTGTCATACCAAAGAGAATCCTCAGTAGGACTAAGTGGGGCAGTATCAGATACAACAACTGACCCAGCCCAATATCGGTTCTCAGGGTCATTAGGAAAATAGCGACTCCAGACCCACGTAGAACTGGTACCGTTATAGTAGATTTCAACAGTTAGTGCAGAGTTACCAACAAATCCTACAGGAACACCAACAATAGGCGTAAAGGACTCAATACCAGTGGAATCGGTAATGCGCAATGAGTCTCCATTAGTAGGAGAGCCAGGAATAGCAGCAACGTTGGCAACAGTAGTGTAGGCCAGTGCTTCAGACACAGCAGATAGAGCTGAAGATGCTGTAGAGTTAGCTGTATTAGCTGTAGAAACAGCACTAGCAGCAGCCGCTGAAGCAGAATTAGCAGTAGATACAGCTGAATTAGCCGTACTTACTGCTGAGTTGGCTGTGCTAACTGCTGAGTTAGCTGTACTAATGGCGCTAGCTGCTGAAGCTTGGGCAGCAGTTGAGTTACTGAGAGCTGTATTAGCAGTTGTTGTAGCAGCATTAGCCGCTGCAGTGGCGGCAGCTGCATTATTAGATGACTCCTGTGTCACATAGAGACCCTGAACAAAGTTATTGTTGAGGTCTTGTGCACGAATAGCAGAGCCAGAATAGAAGGTAGATGCTAGATCAGTGTCATCAGTCTGACGATAAATGACAATAGCAGCACCATTGGCAGGTGCATTACCAGCTGTGAACAGAACCTGACCACCAGTCTTAGTGCTGTAGTTAAGGCTCTGCAGATTGTAGTGAGTACCAGCTGTCTTAAGGACACCAGCCACAGTGACCTTAATATCAGTTGACTCCAACCATTTAAAAGTAAAAGAAAATGGGCCTAAATTAGACCCATCACCAGTGAATGTATTTTGTGTAGTTGCCATCTTAAAGGTTAACGATACATTTGAGTAAGTCGTTCAATCTCTGCCTTACGACGATCAGCAGCTCGTGCAGCATCATCAATACGACCTTGACGCATCATGTTCTTATTAGTCAGTGACTCTTGAATAGAGCGCCACATCGGTTCATTTTCTTGCTGCATACGAAGTTCAGCAGCTTTCTGAGCTTGAGTCATGATATCATTCAGTACTGAATAGACTTCACTTTGAGCTGCTTGTATCTCTTCAGATGGACGACCTTGTACTCGCATTGCACGAATACGATCCAACTGATCGTTATACTTTTTGTTCTTACTTAGTTTATCAAATTCCTTCCACAGCTGCTGTTCACCGATGTACTTATACAGTACTTCGCGTTCCTGTGGGGTGTATTCGTGGTTACCAGTGCTGTCCTTGCGGATCATCTGAATACCATCCCAACCACTATCGATCAACCACTGACGCCAAGGCTCAGTACCTTCACTGATCTTAACTGGATTAACAGCGTTGAGAGCACGCAGTACCGGGTTATCGATGTCGTTAAGGGGCTTACCAGTGTAGATATCGATCTGTTCAGGAAGCTGACTAGAGAAGCCAGGAAGCCTGTTTTTAACATAACCTACAAGGTCATTGTAGATATCCTTTTGGGAACTAGTGATGGCATTATTGACAACACCAAGTGCACCGGACATAGGTATAGCAGATCGCGCTTGATTAGCAAGATAACGAGTGATAGCAGTTTCATCACCGTTAGCAATAGCGACAATAGGCTCTAGGCCGGCAACCCAGGTTTTATTGACAAATGTAGCAGAAAGAGTCCACGCTAATTTTTTACCAAAGTCCTCAGTAAGGGTAGAGCCAATATCACGAGAGTAATAAGCTAGGTCACCAACAAGAGTGAGGATCGTATCAAGAGGTTCATAGCCAGCGTAGCTTATCCACTTGCCAGCAACGTTGATAGTCTTAGGTTGCCAGTTAAAGTTATCACGCAGCTTCTTACGTTCACCAGCATTAACAGGACCGTTGCCACGGATGTTACCACCAAGAGCATAGCCCATCATAGACGTAGACAACAATGCACCAAAGGCTACACGGCCACGATATTCAGCCTCAAGTCCCTTGAAGATAGCCATACCATTAGGCACACCATCATACGCAATGTTATGGTCTATGAGAGCATCTTTGATTTTGTTGATGTCATCACCAGCCATCAGTACTTTAGAGTACTTATTTATACCAGGTAGGGTCGCAATAGGTGTGTAAGACATAGCCATCTTAACACCATTAATACCTGTACTTGGGAACATAAAGAAACCTTTGAGGATTGGAAACTTATTGATACCACGTGTAATAGCAGTAGCTAGTTCACTATCCAAGTTAAGTGCAATCTCTCCAGCAGCATTCTTAGCAGCTGCATCAGTGAGGTTACCGAGAGCATCAAATGCTTCACTATAAGCAATCTTCTCAGCCTTAGCCAGCTGTTGTGCCAGTTCAGAGCCTTTATAGCCAATACCAAAAAGTTCATCCCATGCACGTGCACGAGCCATTTGAGAGGCTATAGTGCTTTGTACAAAGGCATCAGCACTAATCATTGCGTTAGTACCGTACTTAGCCCAACGCCAATTACCAAGGTCATACAAAAACCTAGCTGAGCGATACTGGAACAACTGCCCCCAGTTACCATCCTTCTCCCACACCTGTTCCATATCGGCCAGGGTATCCCAAATGGTAGGAGTATAGTCAGTTACAAGGTCTTCACGTGCCAGTTCACGGAAGTCCATTGTAGCATCACTGCCCCATTTACCGTTATTCCAGGTTCGCTTAAACGTATCCCAGGAAGCTCCAAGAGCTCGCTTATTGACAGTCAAAAATGAACCATAAATATAAGTAGCCCTGCGAAGGTCATCAACGGTGTTTTTGCCCATCAGCATACCGATACCAGTACCGAGATATGCGTTACTAGTACGAAGCGTAAGTGATACAGTGTTACCAGTGACAGCTTTAACAGCTGAGATGCCAGACAACACATTGTTATACACCACTGCCCATGCACCTTGTGCAAAAGCATTCAAACCACCATCGCTGTTATAGATAAGGCCCATAGGGCTTGTTTGCTTAGCGCTCCACTTCATCAGCTTATCAAGTGTATCTACATCACCCTTGGATAATGCAAAGGCATCAATAAGAGGCTGTGCAGCATCAGGACGTTCCGTAGCAATAGTACGGATCATGTCCCGATAGCTCTGTGCTTGGAGGTTCTTCTCTTGTACCTTAAGATCAAACTGTTCAGTAATCTGCCTAATAGCAGACTCCTTATCAGGTGAATTCTTAAGGAACTTCTGCCAACGATCTTGGTTCTTAAGTGCCCAACCTGCGATGTACTTATTGAGAGCATACTCTTCCATAAGGAAAGCAAGGCGGTCACCAAGCATCTCAGTAGTACGACCAAGGTCAGCACTTTCAGGGAATGCCTTATAACCCTCAGCGATATCAGCTACCTCACGTCCTACGGTATCCATAGCACGAGCTGAGGTTTCAGTAACAACCTTACCAAGATATTTATCAGTAAGATCACGCATAGCAAAGCCAATAGCTTCTGCCTGAATATCATTAACGTACTTAATGGCTCGTCCATCAAGCAAATGCTTCACATCGCGTGCATCAAGGAAGAGGTTCTTGAGATCAGACACCTTATCGGTACCAATGATGTCATTGTAGATCTTCCAGGCTGCATCACTCATCTGAGCTTTGGTGTACCTGAATCCATCAACCACAGCATCGAAGTTACCAGTAGCACGAGTACCTTCAGCTAGGTCTTCGATGAGGTTACGCGATACAGCATTACCTTTACTAAGGTCGTAGTAGGCACGCTCAGAAAGGATAGGAGCAGGGGTACCACCACTGTTACCAAGCTTGATAGCAGTAGTGTCAGCCATGTTACGAGCGATGTTACCAGGAGGGATGCTAAGAGCAGCAGTAGAACCCTCTGGGAACATGCTAGGAGTGATCATAGGATCAACACCACCAGCCCCTTCAGGATCGTCCATAAGGCGCCCTTTACCTACCTCATCGATCTGACTATCACGGCTTACCTGTTGACGCTCTACAAACGATTCTAGGGGGCTCTCAGTGAGTTCTGAGGCTCCGGTATCAGCGTACTGTTTACCGAGCTTACCAGCTTCACTGTCCAACCCTTTGATTTGTGCTTCAAGGTCACCAATACGTACACTCTGTTCGATCAGCTGTGCTTCATCAATAGGAGCAATAGAAGATACCTGAGCCAGCTCTTCTTGTAGAGCCATGCGTTGAGTGTCAATCTCAGACAACCGAGTAGCAGTAGCGGAGTCAGCATTAACAAGAACCTCAGAAGACATGAACTCCTGAGCAACCCTATCATTAGGCTTAAACCAATCCATTACTCCACGACCTGCAGCAGCAGAGTAACCAATGATATCACCAACAATACTGATACCAGCTGATTCGTAGATGTTACGTTGACGACGTTGTTCAGGAGAGTCAGTATCCTTAACGACAAGTGCATCAGGAACAGGTAACCAAGGGGCCGCTTCTTTCACAATCGTCGATACTGTCTCACCCTCAGATTGGTCACTGATGGCGTTAACAGCAACATCACCAGCAACGTTAATGCCAAGTGCAGAGAGACCACGAGCAAGAGGACCACCAGCCATACCAGCAGTAGCAACACGTGATGCAGCACCAACACCAATACTAGGTACAAGGACAGAAGACACTTCCCTTACCTTTTGAAAGCCAGGGTTCTTGAACTTAGTATTAGCATCCCAGGCGTCATCAATCCACTCAGCACCAGGAATACGACCAATGCCATCCATACCAAAGTCAATGATGCTCATACCAACGGATCCAAGACCCTCAAGGGTACGTTGAGCGTAGGTACCAAGATCTTCACCAAGGGTAGCGTTAGGGTCACCGCTACCATAAATGAATCCACTACCTCGATTGAGTGGTTGTTGAGGCTGCTGTTGACCACCACCAGTAAGCTGTTGAACGGCTTGCTGTTGAGGTGACTTAACAGGTTGTACATTACCAGCAGCTTGGTTCTGAGCTGGTGTAGCCTCCTTATACATTGTATCAGGAGCGTTTGTCTTAGGATTATACCTAGGAGCTTCTGATTCTAGAGCCTGATACTGAGCCTCCTCCTCAGCTAGGATACGCTTCAGTTCTTCTTCGTCAACATAGGGTGTTTGTGTCATACTGATTTACCGTGTAAGAAACTGAAACGCCGTCCATCCGGCAGTTGAATAACAACTTTGTGCCCGTGGGCTGTTGGTGTTTTACTAATAACTCTGGCTCCGTTTTTAATGAAAAGTTTAGAACCCTTAGCAGTGGGGTAATCAATACCATGAGAACCACGCGCTACGTGCTCATCAAAGTTATCCCCTCTTCCAGGAAGTCTACGTCTAAGATCGCCTAGGCTAATACGACCAAACTCTGGATCTTGAACCTCAACAAAATTGTCAAGTGCATTCT